AGCCCTCGCAATCGTTTTCCTCGTAGGGTTCGATGCAGAAGTCTCGGTAGGCATCTTCCTCCGTGTAGTCCTCATTCTGAGGGACAAACTCTTCAGACAGGAGAGAAATGATTTCTTGATCGCTCAAAAGTTCAACCTCATCGGCTGCTTCTTGAGCAGCGATATCAGCGGCAACCTCAGACTGGGCATCGCCCATCTTTTCGAGGTCTTCAATGCGTGTATTATTATCGTAGTTCATGCGTGTATTATTATCGTAGTTCATGCGTGTATTATACCAAGTGGAAAGGGGTTTGTCAAGCCCTTGGCCCGCATTTCTTTCATTTATTTTCCGTCCTAACCCCTTGTCACATAAGTACTTATGTCGGCCCGCCGGGGCTTTTTTACAAAAACCACACAAAGAGTGCAATAACGCAAGCACAAAGCCCGTAGATTAGCAGCATATTCATAAAGCCACGAAAAACATCTAGCCCATCATCCTTTGATTTTTTCATATTGAGCAATCCCCCTCAAAGACTTCGATTTGTTGTTTGATTTCAAAGGGCGAATGTCCATCCCAATACATCTCTTCTATCAATTCAGAATGGATTTCAGGATCAACGCCAAAGGTGCTTATAAGGACGCGCATTTGGTCAAGGGTCAAATCAGTAAGGGGGATATTTTTCATGTGTGTATTATACTCTACTTTGGGGCACTTGTCAAGGAGTTTATCGAAGATTTTTGGGGATGTCGCAACCCTCTTGGTCGCAGCGGTGGACGAGCGCTTCACGCCAGAGGGCAGCATCCTTTTCTATCGCTAAGAGGACGCATTTCCCCGACTCGGTCAAGGGTTTCCACGAAGTACCGTAGCCCCCATCGGTCAACCATTTTATCAGAAGTTCAAGCTTTTTGATGTCTTTCATGTGTGTATTATACTCTACTTTGTGGCACTTGTCAAGGGCTTTGTTGAGAATTTTTTGATGACCAATTGATCAGCGGGAGTGCCTGTAAGCATGGCAAAATATTTCATCATGTCATGCACGCGCTCTTGAGGGATACGCTCCATAATGGGAAGGCTTGAAAAGGGGTTGTAAATGGTGTAACTGATTTCTTTTTTCATGTGTATATTGTACCAAAATATGGAGGGCTTGTCAAGGGTTATCAAGACCAATTTCAGTTCTTTTTTCCGTCCTAACCCCTTGCTACATAAGTACTTAGGTCAGAGCGCCGGGGCTTTTTGCAAAATTGCAACTCAAAACACAATAGAACCAAAGGACTACAAAATAAATCTTAGCGCATGACCATAGGCCGCGCATACATCCTAGACCATCATCATCTAAATCGTGCATGGAATTTCCTCACATTACCAATCCAATGTTTATTCAATCCGTTGGGATCATTGTCTGCACCAATGGGGCAGTAACGATTACCAAGGAACACAACAAACTCACCCTTAGAGCCAGCCTTGACCCAACGATCATAATTCTTTTGAACCGTAGCCGCACACCAACCAGCCTGATTTCTATAACCAGCCTTGCAACGCTTGTGAATGATGCCATACTGGTAACGCTTACCATTCTCAGCGTAACGAATTGCTGCCACATAGCGAGACAGTTCTTTGCGTAGCTTAGGGCGAATGTTCACCTTCACAGCATCAGCGAATTGTTCCCCTGCAATAGTGCCGTCCTTGTAGACGATAGCAGCTTGAGGAGATTGAGCGAACACCGCACCACTAAGGGCGACGAAGGCGAGAGTAAGCCAGAGCGCATAGCCTAGCAGAGTTGTAGCGATTATTTTGATCATATTGAGCAGTTCCCCTCAAGGACTTGGATTTGTTGTTTGATGTCGATCACAGAGTGACCATCCCAATACATCTCATCAATGAGTTCTGCATAGGTGCGAGTGTCGATGCCTTCATCAGCACAATGGTCGATCATCTGGTCGATGGTCATATCGAAGAAGGAGATTTCCATTAGTTGTTTTCCTTGTAGAAGGGATTCTGGGCACGGTAGCCCTTGCCATAAGCGTAGATGCCAGCACAGAAGCCGACGAGGAAGCAAGAGAGGTATATCATGACCACACCACCTTGAGCATTGTCAGCGAGTCCTTAGCGATGCTAAGAGCAGAGGCATAGCTGCCTCCGTACTTCCTTTGCATATCCAAAGCGGTTTGACGAAGAGCGTAAGCCCTACGCTGAGAAAGGGGACGATCCATCACATCCTCTTGAGAGAGGGTGAAGGTGTCAATGGTAGTTAGATCAATTGTTTTCATGTGTATATTATACCCTATGGAGAGGGGTTTGTCAAGAGGTTTTTTAGAAAAATTCAGGAAGAGATGAGATGAGTGAAGCGACCATGAGGAGGATCTTTGCGATGATCACGATAGCGTGAGCAAGGGCATTATGGAAGAGGACTGCAAGGCTTACGAGGAGGATGTTTTTCATTGTGATGTTCTTTTTCATGTGTGTATTATACCAAGTCCATAGCCATATGTCAATAGCTTTTTTCTTTTTCTTTCATGCGTAAACCCTTGTCAATACTGTACTTAGGTCGAGGGGCCGGGGATAACGAGCGGAGGATTTGACGGCGAAGCGGGGACCCCATACGGCCCAAGCCCCCTTCATACACAGTACTTAAGTGGTAGGGACTCCTAAAATTTTATAAAAAGGTAACGGGACTCCGAAAAAAAAAGGGACTCCTAAAATAAATTAGGAGTCCCTAAGGGATCGACAGGAGTTAGTTATATACTAGTTCCAAAAGAGTCTGCACTCGCGGTGGCTGGTGGGCAGCATTTTTTTACCACCGGAGAAGAACATTTTGGATGACCCTGACTATTGTAGGGACCATATCCCATTGGGTCACCTGGCTCTTGTACCTCTGTATTGATAGTTTCAGCTACTTGCTCCGCTGGGGCTCCTGCTTGCATTTCTTTAGCCCATTTAGGCGGGTTATCTGATACTTCGCTCTTTGTCATGGAAGCAACACATGGGCCACCACCGCCGCCACAGGGACACTCCTCGCAGGGGGTCTTTTTAAAAGAATGAAATATCTTAAAACCCGCACTACCTGAAATTGTTGGACCTTCATCATAATGCTTTTCTTTTTCGCACCTTACCATAATAATAATACTTAAAAAAGTTTTAGTGGAACCATTTGGGAGGGTCTTCGCGGTGCCAGTAACCTTTCGGGTTATAGTGCAATAACAAATTTCAGACTCTGCTGCATCTCCCGTATCCCTGTTAATAAAGGTTTTATTATTATCTCCCTCTTCATTAAAGCCTATCATGATTACAGGTCCACCAGTGTAGCTTTAAATGAGGGGCACTCGACAGCTACCTGTCCCATAGCTTGAGCTAAAATACCGTTTGTAGTAGAAGAGGTATCATATGTGCTGTCATACCCTCCAGGCATTTGATCCATTACTAAACTAACATTTTTTGTACAGGTTCCTGTAACATCTAAATAATTTCCAGCAGCATCTTTTAGAGCGGGTCTCCTTATGATACCCATAGAACTGGTACTGACAACCCCATCCGTTCCAAAACCACCACTTGTTCCTGTGTTAGTCTGAAGTTGTAAAACATGAGGTCTGAATAAGTTTCCTGAGGAACTATCTGCTGAAGAGAAGGCCACATTCTTATAAATTTCATCTTGAGTCTGAACAGTACAATTCATGTCCATCCAGTTTGAAGTGACTGTGGGAGAAGTAGTAATACTACTTGTACTACTATTGTATTGATTCCTTCTAATATACATGATATCAACAGTTTGAACATGGACATACCAATCTTGTACTCCAGCGGCTCCTCCAGAAACGGAAAATCCTATATTAGGGGGGCCAGTGGAATTGGCATTGGTTGGTAAAGGTACGGGGGTGGGCATAATTAATTCTCCTAGGTATTAGTAGTTCTAGCTACTCTATTATATATAGTACTAATATTTGAAATGGATCTTAGAATTTATAAAGTTCTTCAAATAAAAGTAACCTATATAATAAGGAGTTTATTATGACAGATGAAACAAAAAGTGGGCCTGAAAAGCCCGAAGAGTATAAAGAAATTTTTGCAGCTAATATCCCAGATCTCCCCTTAGAGGACTTCGAACCTGATATTGAAGCTATTGTAGACGAGATCGAAGATAAAGCCCACGGTGCTTTAACTTATGCTTTTATCGGTGCAGGGCAGGGAGGGGGAAGAATGGCAAAAGCCTTCTACGAATTAGGTTACACTAAAACACTTGCTATCAACACAGCGAAGAATGATCTAAACTTGTTAAAGATTCCTGAGGAACATAAGTTCTATATTGATCATTATGGTGATCAGGGTGCTGGCAAGGACCAAGTTAAAGCAGCCATCGCATTCGAAGCTAGGGAACAAGAGGTTTTCAATAAGTTGAAGAGCATCGTAGGTGAGAATGTAGATCGCATTGTTATCTGCGCTGGCATCGCTGGAGGTTCTGGTGGTGGGTCTGTCGTTCCTTTAATCAAGCTGTGTAAAAAGTATTTCACTTATGTAGGGAAAGAAGGAGATGCATCTGAGAGAATTGGAGTTATTGCTTCTCTCCCAACTACTGGTGAGTCTGCTTCTCCTGTTGTGGCTAAGAACGCTTATAACCGTATGAAGCAACTTTGTGCAATGGCTAAGGAAAAGAAGTTCTCACCCCTTATCATTGTTGATAATCAAAAGATTAAGAAGCTTTATCCTAAGCTTACTGTAAAGGCTTTCTGGCCTACAATTAACAATACCGTTGCTGGCTTGTTCCATATATTTAATGTCCTAGCAACTCAGAACTCTGATTATACTTCCTTTGACCCACAAGACTATGACAGTGTGATGAAGTCTTCTGGTTGTATGATTATGGGTGTCACGGCTGTTAAGGATTTTGAGAGCGAGACAGGGGTTTCTACGGCTCTCAAGGCCAATCTAGAAACAACCCTACTAGCTGAGGGCTTTGACCTCAAGACCGCTACAGCAGCCGCTGGGGTGGTCGTAGGGGGGACCAAAATCTTTGAAGAGACTGCTGGTTTGATGGACAACCTTGAACACGCCTTCTCTACTCTGGCAGCTATTACTGGCAACGCTATGGTTCACCGAGGCATCTACGAAGATCCTAGGAAGGATAAGCTAGTTGTTTATACTCTTATTGGTGGTCTTGATGCTCCCCAGAAACGCTTGGAAGATCTTACCAAGTTTATGAAGCTTGATCCTTACGGGGACGAATAATGGAAATTAATATCAATAAGGGCCAGATCATTACTACAGTATGCCTAGCTGTGGCTGGGTGGTTTACTATGGAAACTTATTCTCACGCACAACGCCTTAGTGCTTTGGAAGAAGATAAGAGTATTCATCTGCGCCAAGATAAGGAGCTACAAGAAATTCGTAAGTGTATTCAGGACATGACCATTCTTTTCTTTCAGGAGGGGGAGGATGAACTTATTCCTTCTTACGAGAATGCTAACCCCGATGCGGGTTTCTCTGCCGCGCAAACTGATTTAAGAAATTTGCGAGAACGCAAAGGTAAGTAAAAAAAATTCGGAGCCCTTACGGGTTAGTGACTCCTATATAATAATGAGGTAGAGCTATGAAATTTTTCAAAAAACTTATACTAATTGAGAAACACAATCGGAAAGGTGGGGTGTGAGGTATTTAAATGGAAGAGCCAGTAGACAGTCTAGTTTATTCGAAAAGGTTACGCAAACCTAAAGGAGAGATAACACTCTTTAACGATAGTGCTAAATTTATTCGGCTCCCTGTGCCTCCCATTAATTCTAGTTTAGCTACAGCAAAAGATATATTGACAGTGCAGGGAGCCACTTATTTATGCGGGGATGGTATGAAAAAAAGTGTGCGTAAGCATGATAAAGATCCTGCATTCGCAATTAAAACATACCTAACTTTGTTTGGGATTAAGTATGATAAACAGTTTATTGACAAGGTGCTGAAGGAGAGTGCCATAATCATTAGTACTTTAAAGAATTCATACAATAGACCTAGACCTCAACAATTAGCTCCTTATTTTGGAGTCGAGTTTGAAGTTCTTTGGAGTAGAACTAATAATAGTCCCTCCTACCCAAGCGGGCACTCTACCCAATCTAGACTGATCGCTGAAATTTATGCAAACAAATACCCAGAACACAAACTTAATTTAATTAAAGCAGCAGAAGAATGTGGGGGAGGTAGGATAATGGCGGGATTTCATTACCCTACAGACCACAAAGCAGGAGTGTACCTTGCAAAACGACTTTTTAAATCCCTCAAAGGAACAAAAGCTGTTACTTATGATCTATCAATTGATCTCACAACTAATAAAGGAGAAAAATAATGCCTCTCAAACGATTCATGCTTCCCAGAGTTGCGCGTTGCAGTAACGGTTGCTGACTATACCCTCTCATCATGTAGGGCTAATGCCCAACTGATTGCATAAAGCAACCAACATGATGAGAGGGATAAAAAGCCATCAAGAAGGAAGTTTCCTGTAATACTTTTCCAAGTAAGACTAAGCAAACTTCCTGTCCAGAAACCAAGACATAAAGGGCAGCAGACTAGATCACCTAATAACGGGTGTAAGTCTGCTGCCTTTTCTCTAAAGGTCTTGAAGATCTTCCCGTGCGTAATAGCAAAGGTTATTCCAAAGCTTACTAGTATCCACTCAATCATATTGACAACGGAAGGGTAGTGTTAGCGATAAACGCTTTTCTATTCTTATGCCAAGAATCTCTGCCCACTAATTCCCCATTAGACATATGAATTAAGTCTACGGGGACGGCATAATTAGTATACCCTTTTTTGTGAGCGGTACTTGTGTAGTGAAGGTCATAAAAATCCCAAGGTCCTTCGAAGTAATCAGGTTTTTGTAATCCTACATCTACCCATACTTCTTTTCGTGCAGCTAGAAATAAACCATCTAAAACTACTACTGGTCCGTAAGGTCCGTACTCAGTATCCTCGATACGAACTTGATCGGGTTTGTGCGTATGTGGGGGAAACTTCACTATGGTTTTATGTTTAACCATACCTCTATGATACCCCGCAGCCCAGTGGTCCTGATTCCACCACACGGAATCCTCACCTAGTAAAGTGGTCCCTGCTGGCCCAACGATGCCTGTTGTTTTTTTAACGCATGTGCTTAGAGCGGCAATGAACTGTGTATGATTAGAGAGGATCTGTAGATCATCATGACAGAAAATGATAATATCCTCATCCTTAGCAGTACAGAGCTTTAATCCTCTCTCATAGGCTTCAAATATAGAAGACTGCTTTGCCAAGAGTTTAACTTCCACCCCATAGCTAGATAAGGTGTTAACAAGAGCCTTAGTTATTATCGGCAATTTAACATCCCTAGTACATATAATAGCGAACATCTTCATGTACTATAATAGAGTGTCTTATGGATAAATCAGAACTACTTAACGAATTTGCTAAATGTAAAGAGGACCCTGTATACTTTATTTCAAATTATATAAAGGTCACTCATCCTGTGAGAGGTCTAGTTCCGTTTAAGCTCTACCCCTTTCAAGTAGATGTGCTAGAGGCTGTTAAAACCCATAGATTCAATGTATTGCGTAAATTCAGACAGGCAGGAGCTACTACTATTGCAGCAGGTTTATCCTTATGGACAGCCATTTTTCAAAAGCATAAACAGATTGTAATTTTATCTAAAGGAGATGCCGAGTCTACTGAGATTCTTGATAGAATCAAACTAATGTATGATGAACTTCCTACTTTTCTTAGACCTAAGATTGTGGAGGACAATAAGCACACTCTAAAACTCTCCACAGGGTCCACCATTAAATCTCGCCCATCTGGTAAGCAGTCGGGACGCTCACTAGCAGGATCACTCCTCATTATTGACGAGGCTGCTTTCATTGAAAATATTGATACTATCTGGGCTGCTGTATACCCAATTATCTCTACAGGAGGTCGTGCTTTTGTCTTATCTACCGTTAATGGTATTGGTAATTGGTATTATGATGTGTACCACAAAGCTTTAGCTGGGGAGAATTCTTTTAATGCTATTGATATTAATTGGGAATCCCACCCAGAGTATAAGCGAATGGAGGGCTTTGAAGATCTATACACAGAGTTAGAGAAGAGGGGTCTATATGTGGATCAATGGGAAACAACTACCAAAAGGAACATGCCTTTAAAGCAATGGCTACAGGAGTATGAGTGCGAGTTTCTGGGTACGGGTGAAACCTATTTAGAGGGCTATCTTCTAAGGCGATTGGTAGAAGAGGTTAATACGGATTATTGGATCAAATACAATAACAAAATGCGGGTGTGGAAAGAGCCTACCGCAGAGCATGAATATGTTATTGGAGTAGATGTTAGCTTAGGAAGAGATAGAGATTACTCTGCTTTTCATATTTTTAATGCTTATACGGGAGAGCAAGTAGCCGAGTTTTATTCTAACAAAACCCCGATTAATGACCTTGCTCAAATTTTGTATACGGAAGCTAATCTATATAATAATGCCCATGTAATCATTGAGAGAAACACAATTGGGAATAACTTGATAGACTGGATGTTTAATGTTTTGGAATACGATAACCTTTGGATAGATGATAAAAATGATTTTGGCGTACAAATCACTACTAGAAATCGAGAGGAGTTTTTAGCAAGGATGGAGGAGTATATTAGGAACAACTACTTGAAGATAAATTCAAAACGAACCGTAGATGAGCTTTTAACCTTTATTGTAGATGCTAATGGTAAGATTACAGCAGATGAGGGAAAACATGATGATTTAATTATGAGTCTTTCTATAGCGGTATCTTTACTACATACTTTAGCAGATCACGCGCCTTTAGAGATGGCACAGAATACAGAAGAAAAAGAGCGAAAACCCTTAGAACCCGTAAGGACTTCGAACCACGAAAGTATAGATGAGGATATAAAATGGCTGATGAGTTAAACAAAAATGGTAAGTTAGATGAAAGTTCTATTGGTTACACTAAGTTTGGTGCTGGTGGTCCTGATGATCGTCTTGGTCCTTATTTCTATCCCACAGGAAGATTAGGACAGTTTTTAGCTAGATTCTTCGCCACTAAAGCAGCCCCCTTTATGCACAAGCAAGGGGATGAAGGTCCCACTCCTCAAGCTCTCCTTGCTGGTGATACCGTTCAGAACTCTGATATAGTTCAACCTGATCGTCTTCCTGCCGTTGGAACCCTTAGCCGCACCTCTCTCCAACTACCTGAACTAGAGCGTACCCGTAGAGAGAGGTATAGGAAGTTCGAAGAGATGGATGACTATCCCGAGATTGGAACTGCCTTTGATATCTATGCTGATGATGCTACTCAAAAGAGTTTAAGAGGGGGTAGATGGACAATTCAAAGTAAAGAGCAGTTAGTTGTAGATGAGATTACTAAGCTCTTTGAAACCCTTAGTCTGGACAGGCATTATTGGGATATTATCCGTAATACTTGTAAGTATGGGGATTGTTTTATGGAAACTATCATAGATATTAATAATCCAAGAAAGGGTCTCCAGAGAATAAAGGTTTTAAATCCTAATTTTATTATTAGAGTAGAAAATGAGTATGGCTACCTAACTGATTTCCTACAAGAAATCCCTGAGGCTAACGACTGGACAGCATATGGAAGTGCCGCTGACCAGATGACTGGGACTGCTTATATTACTTTAGACAGAAACCAACTCATCCACTTTAGACTTCGAACCTCTGACCCTATGTATTACCCTTATGGAAAGTCTATTGCAGCAACGGCTGTTCGGGTATTCCGTTCTTTGAAGCTTATGGAAGATGCGATGTTAATCTACCGTTTGGCTAGGGCTCCTGAGCGTAGAATTTTCTATATTGATGTTGCTAATATGCCAGCCACTAAGGCTGAGATGTATATCGAAAAGGTGAAGGAGAAATTTAAGAAAGAAAAGTATTATGATTCCAATGCAGGAACCATTGATGCTCGTTATAACCCCTTAAGTGCAGATGAAGATTTCTTTGTTCCCACTAGAGGAAACCAAGGAACCAAGATCGAGACTCTTCCTGGAGCCCAAAATTTGGGTGAGGTAGATGATGTTCGTTACTTCCGTGACAAGCTTCTTGCTGCTCTTAAGGTTCCTAAGGATTATATTGTGGAGAAGGACAAGTCTCCTGAGCGTAAGGCTAACCTATCCCAGCTTGATGCTAAGTTTGCTAGGGTTATTGGGCGAGTTCAACAGCAAGTTGAAATAGGCTTAGAACAAATTGCTAAGAGGCATATGGCATTGGTGGGTTATCCCGCTAGTTTAATTAAAGACTTAAAGATCATTCTTCCTGATCCTAGTGATGTTTTTACTAAGCGTAAAATGGAAATTGATGAGCAAAAAGCTAGAGTTATTCAAGCTGTTGTTGGTACAGGGCTATTCCCTAAATCTACGATCTATAAGGAATTCTATGATATGACTGATCAAGAAATTGAACATACTTTAGAGGAACTTAAGAAAGAGAAGGAAGAGGAAGCTGCTAACGAAGCCGCTGCGATGCAAGGTCAAGAAGATATGGCTCAAAGTGGCAAAGATCAAGATATGGACCGAGAGCAACAGGGTAAGGACGCTGATGCTGGTCGAGATGAGGGTGGAAAACAGGCTGACCACGAACGACAAATGGAAGTAGAAAAGAAAAAGCCTAAAAAGGAAAGCGTAGTCTTTTTAAATAGGTTAAAGAACCGAATTATTGCTGAGTCTGGGACTGGGCATAAAAAACTAGCCTCTCTTGAGAGGATTATCACTAGAAATGTGCAAAATCATCAAAAAAATAGTTAATTAGGCTCACTATATAACAATAGCCTGTAATAAACAAGGAGTTAGACAATGTTCGATCATTTATTCGAAAACAGAAATACCACAGTAACAAATTTACTTAAACTAGGCGACTGTCTTGGTCGTTCTTTAAGAGAAAATGTAGAATTATTTTCTATTGATAGTGAAAACAAGAGAGTTGCGTTCTTAACCGAGAACGGAAAAGTTCTATCAGGAGAATATAATTTAAAAGGAGATATTAATCTCACTAATCTAAGAATTCAAAGTTCTGATATCTTCGCAGATAATGAAACTTTTGATTCCTTTGTTACTGAGAAAGTCTCAACTTTTGTAGGCAAGCTCAACTCTAACGAGTATGAAACCGCTGACGATAGTTTTACTAATCTCTTATCTCTTTGGGAAAACAGACTTAAGTTTGAAAATGTTAAAAAGAGGCTTCAAGAAAAGGCTGCGGTTTTCTCCCAAGATCAAACCATTGTTGAAACTCAGGAATTTCAACGCTTTCTTGAGATGATGCCGCAGTTCCTAGACTTTCTATCTGAAAATAAACAAAATATTGAACAAGTAAAAGAAATCGAACATGCAATTAAACTTTCTAACGCCGTTTCTAAGGCATTTGATTTCCCAAAACTTTCGTATGATGCTTTACAAGAACAGGGTAGCTACAAGATCTCCAAGGGACCTAATAAAAGCGTCTACGAGTTAATCTGTAAACAAGAATTAGTACGAAAAGAACTTTTAGAATCCAAAAAGAGTTTTGAAGATGTTTGGGCGACTAACCCCAGCATTCGTAAGCTTGCTAGTCATATTTTTGAAGACTCTGAAGAAATAGTATTAGAAGCCTTAGTTGATGCTGTTGTAGAAGTTCCTTTCTTAGCTCTCACTACTAAGAAGCAACTGTTTGAATCCCTCGGAAGCTCCTTCGGTATCTCCGATGATACAGCTATTTCTGATAAGGAAATTAAAGGCTATGCTTCTAAGCTTTTTGAGATGAAGAAGCCACTAAAATCTGTAATTTTAGAACTTCTTAATACTAAGTATGGTATTAATGTTCAAAATCTTAGAGAGAGTGCCACTTTTGAAGGGTTAGCACAGACACAAGTAGTTATTTTTGAAGCTCTTATGCGGTTAGCTCCTAAGGGAAGCATTATTAAAGAGTGTTTATCCGATTTAAGCAAGATGCTTAAGACCAAGAACGGGGTAGAAATCATTGATGTTAATGATCTACTACAAGAATGCTTTGAAGGCTGTGATTATTCAGACTTCACCTTTGATTTTTCCCTGTCTGAGGGGATTTCTTTTAATACCCTTCTTACAACTGAAGTAAGTACTAATGATCTTTTAGAAAAGGCCAAAGAGAAGATGCTTTTAGATAAAGATAAATATAAACCTGTTGATGACGATGAAGATAATCTTAGCCCAGAACAAAAAGATGGGAAGGCTGCCGCAGAAAAGGGCGAAGTGGACCCAGAAAACGAAACAGAGGATGAAGATGACTCTATAAAGGCAGCTAAAAAAAGAAACCCTAAGCCAGAAAAGAAGCATGAGGAAGCTGGTGAAGCTCCTTTTCAAAAGGCAGAGACAGAAACCGCCCCTGAGGGCGGCGATGAAGAACCTCCACCCGAAGGGGAACCTTCTGCGGAAGCACCCAAGAAGGGCCTTACTAAAGATGAATTTATGGATGCTTTAAAAGACATGGATGAACTTTTAGCAGGTATGGCTTCCGAAGAAGAATCAGAAGAAATAGATCACGCTGAAGGTGACGAAACGGAGGCTTAACTCTAAATGACAACGGGCTGCACACTAGGGTTTATCCCTCTAATTCTATCTTCTGTAGAGGGGCAATGTGAAATTGTTGAACTACCAGATGGAGAATGTCTATGTGTAGATATATGTCAGGGAAGTGTAGGGGGAACAGGACCTCAAGGGCCTCAAGGGTTTGACGGGGCGCAAGGGATTCAAGGAACTCAAGGGTCTCAAGGGTATGACGGGCCTCCAGGGCCTCAAGGGCCTACAGGGTATCAAGGGCTTCCAGGCATTAAGGGCGCTACAGGAACCCCCTTGGGTATTATTCTGGAGTTTGATGATGCGGTTGCTGGGGGAGTCTCTGGTAGTTTAATATCTTTTAATAGTGTTGATTCGACTGGTGTTAGTGAAGTTTGGGTAGATAATTTTAGTAAGGCTGGTCAAGATCTTACTAATTGGATTAATTCATGGTATACAGGGTGGCCTGGACCTACAGGGTATGGCCCTTATGGGGTATTAACTGTACAGTCTACTCTTAATTCTGATGCTTTATTTAACTTTAATATAACTGGTATAACATATGTAAATGCTGGTGGTCTTACTTATTTTAAATTAGCTTGTGATGCTCTATATTATCCTGGGGCTGAAATTGTCAACTTTTTAACTGATGGTGATGATGTAGCTATAACTTTTTCAAAAGATGGGCCTCCAGGGCCTCAAGGGTTTGACGGGGCGCAAGGGATTCAAGGAACTCAAGGGTCTCAAGGGCATCGAGGGGATCCAGGGTTTCAAGGGGCTCAAGGGATTCAAGGGCATCAAGGGTATCAAGGGTATGACGGGGATGTAGGGCCTCAAGGGCCTACAGGGTTTGACGGGGCTGAGGGCATTAAGGGTTCTACAGGGATTCCCTTGGGTACTATTATGGATTATGTAGAGTCTGCTACTGGGGGAACTGCTGATGGTAAGTTGTCTTTTAATAATATAGACTCGGCTGATATTTCAGAAGTTTGGTTAGATGATGAAAGTAAATATAATCAACCTCTTAGGGATTGGATTGATTCCTGGTATTCAGGGTTTCCAGGGGCTACAGGGTATGGCCCTTATGGGGTATTAAATGTACACTCTACTGAGGCTGCTGATGTTTTATTTAGCTTTAAGATAACTGATATATTTGACAGGACAACCTACTATAGATTAGGGTGTGAGCCTCTGTCTTATCCTGGTAATACTGTCACAGACTTTTTAACTAATGATGATGATGTAGCTATAACTTTTTCAAGATATGGGCCTCCAGGGCCTCAAGGGTTTCAAGGGTTTGACGGGGCTCAAGGGATTCAAGGGCATCAAGGGCCTGGGGGGCCTAAAGGGTTTCAAGGGTATGACGGGCCTATTGGGACTATTGGGCCTACTGGGCCTGAGGGGCCTGAGGGGCCTCAAGGCCCTATAGGGTATGCTGGGGCTGTTGGGCCTATAGGGCCTATAGGGTATTCTGGGCCTGAGGGGCCTGATGGGCCTCCAGGGCCTCAAGGGGTTACAGGGCCTCAAGGGCATCAAGGGTATCAAGGAACTCAAGGTTCTCAAGGGTCTCAAGGGGAGCAAGGGTTTCAAGGGTATCAAGGGTATCAAGGGAATCAAGGGATTCAAGGGCATGAAGGGCCTATAGGGCCTGACGGGATTAGAGGGTTTCAAGGGGCTCAAGGGATTATGGGGCATGACGGGGCTGAGGGGCCTGAGGGGCCTGAGGGGCCTCAAGGCCCTATAGGGTATGCTGGGGCTGTTGGGCCTATAGGGCCTCAAGGGTATGACGGGACTGATGGGCCTGATGGGCCTCCAGGGCCTCAAGGGGTTACAGGGCCTCAAGGGCATCAAGGGCATCAAGGGTATCAAGGAACTCAAGGTTCTCAAGGGGAGCAAGGGTCTCAAGGGTTTCAAGGGTATCAAGGGAATCAAGGGATTCAAGGGGAGAGAGGGTTTCCCTTGGGTATCATTATGGATTTTGATGGAGCGACTGGTGGGGGAGTTGCTAGTGGTAAGTTGTCTTTTGATGAGGTGCGAGCAGATGACATTTCAGAAGTTTGGTTAGATGATGAAAGTAAGGCTGGTCAAAGTCTTATTCTTTGGATTAATTCATGGTATACAGGGTTTCCAGGGGCTACAGGGTCCAACTATGGGGTATTAAATGTACGATCTACTAAGGCTGCTGATACTGTATTTAGTTTTAATATAACTGGTATAACATTTGTAAATGCCCTTACTACTTATTATAAATTAGAGTGTAATGCTCTATATTTTCCTGGGGAGGTTGTTGCCGACTTTTTATCTGATGGTGATGATGCAGCTATTTCTTTTACAAGATATGGGCCTCCAGGGTCTCAAGGGTTTCAAGGGTTTCAAGGGTTTGACGGGGCTCAAGGGATTCAAGGGCATCAAGGGCCTGGGGGGCCTAAAGGGTTTCAAGGGTATGACGGGCCTATTGGGACTATTGGGCCTACTGGGCCTACTGGGCCTGAGGGGCCTGAGGGGCCTCAAGGCCCTATAGGGTATGCTGGGGCTGTTGGGCCTATAGGGCCTCAAGGGTATGACGGGACTGATGGGCCTGATGGGCCTCCAGGGCCTCAAGGGGTTACAGGGCCTCAAGGGTATCAAGGAACTCAAGGTTCTCAAGGGTCTCAAGGGTCTCAAGGGGAGCAAGGGTTTCAAGGGTATCAAGGGTATCAAGGGATTCAAGGGCATGAAGGGGAGAAAGGATCTCCCTTGGGTATCATTATGACTTTTGATGAAGCGGTTAATGGGGGAACTGCTGATGGTAAGTTGTCTTTTAATGATGAACACACTACTCCAATTTCAGAAGTTTGGATAGATTCTCATAGTAAGAGTCTACAACCTCTTACTACTTGGATTCAGTCATGGTATTCAGGGTATCCAGGGGCTACAGGGCAAGGCCCCTATGGGGTATTAAGTGTACAATCTACTGTTACTTCTAATACTTTATATACCTTTAAGGTAACTGGTATAAATGCCCTTACTTCTTATTATGTGATAGATTGTGACCCTGTATATTTTCCTGGGGAGGTTGTTGCCGACTTTTTATCTGATGGTGATGATGTAGCTATTTCTTTTACAAGATATGGGCCTCCAGGAGGCCCTCAAGGGGCTCAAGGGTCTCAAGGGCAAGGGGCTCAAGGGGCTCAAGGGACTGATGGGCCTCAAGGGGCTCAAGGGTTTCAAGGGGCTCAAGGGCAAGGGGCTCAAGGGACTGATGGGCCTCCTGGACCTGCTGGGGCTACAGGTTTAACTGCTTTAGCTATCGAAGCGCGGGACGCGCTGTGGGCGAGAAATACGACTACGGGGGGTATGATCAGTGAAACTGGTTGTTATCCCTTCTTGGGATCTTTAAATAATCCAAACTCGGGTGGGGGTGGAACGGGGACTGATGAGGATGGAAATGCCGATGGATATGGATTAAGCTTCTTTGAGGGTGTTACTTGGAGTTATGGGGGTGACGGGGGAGAGGCGGGGACTGGTGCATGGAAACCTACCCCTCCAATCTTCTCCCGCTGGAACGATACAACCGCCATTATGAATGCGGCGTGGCGGGAGATGAGTTGGGAAGACGGGGAAATGGGGGCTTCACTAATTACCACACTTGAAAGTGATGTGACCATTAAGGCTACAGGATTAGGCTCTATTCAGGCTGATCAAATTTCCCTAGCATCGGGAGGGTATACTGCTGTTGCGAATGTTCCCCTTAGTGAGTGGTCTGCTTCTGATCTTGATATAACTGGAAAGTACCTTACTACTACCAATCTATTGGTAAAAGCAGACTCTCTTACAGTAGGAGATGCTTGTCCTGTTCCTCTTCCGTTCTGCTATATGGCCCTAAGTGCGGCTGATGTAGCATCCTCTGATGAGAAGGCATTAGGCTACTCAAATGTTCCTACTACAATAGAGTCTAATATTAGTGACTTTGTATGGGATGATACTGCTAAGAATTGGATAGTAAAAATAGCAGGTACTTATCGAGTCATAGGGGCAGTAATATTAGAGGGAGGATCCTCTTTAGTAAATCTAAATGTTAATCTAGAGGGGGTTTCCATTCTAACTGGAGCCCCTAGAGTCCACTCCTCTGTTGATCCTCTAGAACACACAATTATGGCTGTATTCACAGCCGCAGCAGATGATGTGGTAAATATTACCTATGAAGCTACTGCTGCTTCTACCGTAAAAGCTATTATAGGCTCTACCTTCTTCATGGAAAGATTAAAATAATGACTACTGAAACTACGAAAAGATACACTATATCAAAAGAAACTTTAATGCCCTTAGGAATGGTAATAACTCTCTGTGCCGCTGTGGTGTGGATAAGCTCTCAACTCAATAACATCAACCATAAGCTTGATATTATTGAAAATGCTATGGAGGACCAATGGACAAGCCGCGATATGGAAAATTGGGGTTTACGCTTGAAAATGCAGAATCCTACTATTGAGATTCCGGGGCTGGAGATTCCCTTAAAAAATAATTAATCGACAATATGAGCTTGCTTCATTAGACGGATTACTCGTTGAGTATAGGTTCGTCTAAAATTATTGAGAGTATTAACCATATTCTCTAGTTTTATTACTCCGTCTGAGCTTACATCATCCGAAGTTAAAAAATGTCCTAATTCAGCATGGAGCCAATTAAGGTCAGCTAGTTCTGAAGTGTTCAACTTACTTCTAAGTTCTTCAATCTCTTGTGGGTTTTTCATAGTGTTATAACCTCATGGCCCTCTTTCTTGTAATGACGCTTTCTTGCGTTAGAATGTTCTCTTAGATACTTTTCTTTATCTAAGAAATCATAGATAAAAACTTTCTCTTTTGATTCGTGTCGGCGTAAAGCTCTACCTAGAGCTTGCAGGGTTGCTATTTCAGACTTCATTCCTCTGGCGTTAATGAAATGTGTGATTTCTTCAATGTTAATACCTGTTTGGAGGATTTTAGTGCCAATGAGGGTACTAGTTCCTCTATGTCTGAGGAAGTTAGATATACTTTTATACCTTTCTCCGAGGGAGTCTTCACCCTGTAAAAACTGTACTTCCCCGTCTCCAAGCAAGACCTCCAAGGCTCTTCCATGATCAAGTGATTTGGTAAGTATAAGTATGCGAGATCGCTCGCTGGTTCGTCTAATTTCATTTACAATCTCCTTAATAATATTGTTTCGTGATTCGTTATTTACTATGTAGTCCTCATATACCTCAGGGTAGGCTAACTCTTCGTCTGCTCCGCTGGCAGTATAGGGTCTATCTATTAGCTGTATAAGGGGTTTTGTAAGCCTTCCAGCCTCCACAAGACCCGAAGTATCCACAGAAGCCCACACAGGCCCCAGAGAGCCCTCCAGATTGAATTTGGGGATAGTATCGGATGGTGGGGTGGCTGTGAATCCGAAGCGGTACAGGGCCTTAGGGAAGGCTTGGAGAGCAGCCAAGGTAGTTTTGCCATTTGCGAACTCATGGCACTCATCCACCATTAAAACTTCGGTTTCTTCCAAGTGCGTGTCTAGAATCTTTTCGATGCTTTGGACAGTACATAACATAATATCCCCGTAAATATAACCCTCACCAAAACAAAGACCAATATTATCCATCCCACAAGTTTTAGTAAGAAAATCATAAGTTTGTGTTAGTAGCTGTTTTGCGTTAAAAAGGAGTACCATCTTCCTCCCAGCCAGTGCTTTCACTAATCCAGCCATAATTAGTGTTTTTCCTGATCCAGTAGGTGATTTTACAATTCCTCGTTTTTCTTTAAGAGCCCTAATAATTAGCTCTTCTTGGTAATCATACAATGAAAAGGCAGAAAGTAGCCAACTAGCGGTATTCTCTTCTTTTACAGAATTTTCAAAAACAACCTTAGGATCACAATCAATCTTTTTTAGATCTTTAAGGACACGAAGTAATAAACCTGTGAGGAATATACCCTTTCTCGTAATAAAATGAATATTTCCATCCCAGTGCCTACGCTTATAAGCAGAAGAATACTGGTAGCCAGGAACTTTTTCCGAGTACAGCCTATATAATGCGTCTAATAAATCAGGATTATCGGTGATAATTCTAGATTTTAGAGTATTTACAAGGATCTTCATTAGACTATTATAGAGCAGACCCTTGTGGTTACTTAGGAGTAATTTTATATGATAGAACAAGAAACAAAGACCCAGAAGCCTGAAGATAAGCTAAATAAACAGACTGAAAAGCAGATTCTTGCTACTCTTCTGAAGAATGTACCGTCGAATGATGCTGTACCAGTAAGCGTACCATCAAAAAACCGATTTTACAATTTAATAGACTCAGCGAAGCCAATTTCCTTGCGTCCGATGACCTTTGATGACGAGAAGGCTATGCTGTCAAAGAAGAATGCTAACCAAGATGTACTAAATGTCTTGCTAGGAAGGTGTATAAATAATATTGATGTAGGTCAACTTCTCCAGATGGATAAACTCTATCTAATTATGAAATTGAGAGAGATCTCCTACGGTGATGAGTATAGTGCTACTATCTCTTGTAATGGTTGCCGAAGAGATAATCAAGTAAAGTTCGAACTATCTAAACTTCAGGTTAATTTGATTGAAGAAGACCTGACTAACCCCGTGGATGTTTATCTCCCGGTTATTAAGAAAAAGTGTAAGGTTCGATTACCACGGGTTTCTGATGAAAATTACTTTGCCAACTCTGAATATGCAGTTGCTAACCTGTGGCGGTTTATAGAGGAAGTAGACGGTCATGAGGCTAAAGGATTAATTTCTAAACTAGTCCCACAGCTACCCATCAAGGATATTCATGCAATCTTAAATATTCTTTCGGGTAATAAGTACGGTATTGATACAAAGGTACGCTTCCTATGCAATTACTGTAACCATAATGAAATTATGGAGCTTCCTATTACTTCCGATTTTTTTTCCGGGAACTAAGTACAGGTTTTAATTTAGAGAACCTGTACTTAGAAGCCTATATACTTGTAAAGCACTGCCGCTTCGGCTACGGAGATGTGCAGCACATGTCAAGAGGCGAGAGAGAGATATTCTTGAACCTTTACAAAAAGGAAATGGAAGACCAAGAGCGTGCAAGTAAACAACACAACAGTCGTAGATAGGGGCAACCGCCCAAATATTAGCCAACGAATTGGGCTTCGTATTTTCTTTATTAATGACGGAGAGTATGTTGATCCCTACGAAATCAGTTCGGTACAACTCTTCAAACAGTCTGATACTCTTACCCCTTTATCGGTCCTAGGATCTGACGGATTAGTTTCCTCAAAACCATTGATGACCTTCGGGGCATCGGGGGTTACGCAAACAACCTTCCCTAATTTTGATCCTTCCAATTATCTTCCATCGGTTACCGCAAGTGGGATTTATAGGATTAAGCAGGGGGAGTATGTTGTAGTTTTAGATGAGACTCTAAACCTCTCTGGTTGGGACACAAACACAAGTACCCAGCTTG